ATGTGTTGTGACGGATGTTATGACGGATGATATTTGTATTTAACAGAAATTTAACAGAATGTGTTGTGACGGATGTTATGACGGATGATATTTGTATTTAACAGAAATTTAACAGAATGTGTTATACTTTTATTAGTTTTTATACTTCGAAGTATAAAAAATTGTAAAAACTGGTGTAATAAAAATGAGTAGAATGTGTGATAAAAAATCAGAAAGAGTGATTTGGAATGACGAAAATAAAGATGAATTACTTGTATTGTTCTTTTCCAGAAAAAGTTGTTTTAGTAATTTCTATTTATGTAAGTTTGTTATTCAAGGAGTAACCTTCACATCAACGGAACAATATTTTCATTACATGAAAGCATTCATATTCAAAAATTTTCAAGCAATGCATGATATCTTGAACACACAAGATCCTCTAAAACAGAAACAAATTGGTCGCCGCGTCAAAAATTTTGACGAGTTTACGTGGTTATCATACTCATTTGATGTTATGCAAATGGGACTGCTAGCTAAATTCGCTCAAAATGAAGACCTGAAACAGAAATTGCTATCATTTCCGAATGCAAGATTTGCAGAAGCCAGTCCTTATGATCTAGTATGGGGTATTGGTTTAGCTGCGGATCATCCAGATGCCTCTAAACCATCCAAATGGCCTGGTAACAATTTAATGGGAAAAGCTTTAACTGAGGTTCGTGATATTATAAAAGAAACAATATCACTATTCCATTCAAATAGAACACTCCGACAATCACCCCGAAAATCACGATTAACATCACCCCGACAATCACGTTCATCATCACCCCGACAATCACGTTCATCATCACCCCGACAATCACTATTCCATTCATGTCGTTCATCATTACCCCGACAATCACGATTACCATCAGCAATATGTGATGAATTTCTTAAAAATCCAAAAATTAATCCACTGACCAATCGAAGAATATCTCCTAAAGGTTTAGTATATAAAAATCTTGTGAGACAATGTCGTTCATCATCACCTCAACAATCTCGTTCACCATCACGATTACCATCACCCCGGCAATCACGATTACCATCACCAATATGTGATAAATTTATTAAAAATCCTAATATTAATCCACGAACCAATCGAAGAATATCTCCTCAAGGTTTAGTATATAAAAATCTTGTAATTGAATGTCGTAAATCCAAACGTGATATATTTTCAAATAATGTAAGAAGATCCCCATCACGTTCATCATCATATCGACGATCACTATCAACAATATGTGATAAATTTATTAGAAATCCTAATATTAATCCACGAACCAATCGTAGAATATCTCCTCAAGGTTTAGTATATAAAAAACTTCTAAGTGAATGTCGTAAATCCAAACGTGATACACTACCACCGATAAGAGTAATGAAACCATCAAATAATGTAAGAAGATCCCCTAATCCATCACTTATACCCCAACGTAATATATTTAAAAAATATGAAAAAACACCCTCTGAAAAATCAGTGGATCTTCTAAGAGTTATGATATTCGAAGTAAATGGTGATATAACAGAAATTAAATGTGACTATGTGTGTCAACAAACAAACTGTGTAGGAACATATCCAGGGGGATTGGCCAAAACTATCGCCGAAAAATTAGGTGTAAATCCATATAAGTTGCGTACTCCATCTCCGGGGCGCAGAAATTTTGCGATAACGGCAGATCACAATAGGATGGGAGATGTGACAATTACTCAATCTCCAGTGAAAGACGTAAAAGTAGTATGTATGTTTGCACAATATTATCCAGGTAAAATAAATCCCCAAATAGAAAGTATGGCAGAAAGAGAAGAAGCCTTTGAAGTATGTTTACGAAAAATGGATAGAGAAATACCTAGAAATGCAATGGTTGCATTTCCTAAATATATTGGTTGTGGTATAGCTGGAGGCATATGGGAAAATTATCTACGTAAGATTCATAAATTTTCAATAAATAGAAATGTATACATTGTTAACATAGAAGGTCAATTTCCTTCCAATAGTTTATATAGTTAGATCTAAAGGAAAATTGAAATTATTTTTTACAAAATAATGGAACTAAAGTATGTAACACGCATATGACAATCATGAATTCTCTTAGTATGAAAAACGAAGACGGTTTTAACCAACTGATGGATGAAATAATACAACTGATTGCTCTTCTTACGAAGAGAATGAAGAAAGCGGATAGTGATCGTAAAAATATATTACGACAGCAAATAATTGAATTGATCAAAAGCTACAAGGAACTAAATAAAGATCGTAATTCTGAATCTACTCTTCATGAAGAATCTGATGCAGAATCTGAAGAAGAATCTGATGAATCTGAAGAAGAATCTGAAGAAGAATCTGAAGAAGAAACTGTACCTGATTTAACTTCAAGAGCATATTGTGCTGATGATGAAGATTCTGATGATCCTGGGAAAGATTTTTCTATGTCAGAATCTGAAGCTGATGCGGATGATGAAGAATCTGAAGATGAGGAAGCTTCATATGTGATGGTCGATATGGTTGAACAAGAAACATTCTTTTCTTACAAATATGTCTCATTTCTGATTGGAACATGGTTCATTAGTATCTTGTTGTTTTGTTAGATTGATGGTTGGATGTTGTAAATAATTTTGTAAATAATGTTGTAAATAATGCTGTACATAATGTAAATAAAGAAGTGAAACGATGGCTGGATGTCACAATTCCTAGCGATGTTTGGGGCTAGGAATATCTTTGAGAGCAATCTCAATAGGTCTCTTATAGTGGGGGCATCCATTTTCTATACTGAAAAGTATAGAAAAATTAAATACGTTCATACAACCATTTATAAAAATTCATTTTAGCTTTCAATAATTTAATAGTTGGTGCATCACCATCATATTTTGTCACATACTCAATCTCAGAAAATGAAGGATTATCATCAGTGCATCTAGTTTTGAAACATATTGAGCATGATTGTTCATCTAAAACATTGTTTCCTTCTTTTAAGATTGCTTGTTCTTTGCGACCTCCTTTTTTTACACGATATCTATGTGTACATGGTTTATGGATTGCAAATATATCACCAATCCGAAAACGTTTATGTAATTCACGCTCATGATATTCTAACTCAGATTGGCTATATATTCTAGACATTGTAAACATGGTTGGTAATTTTATTTGTGTAAGATAATTACTCAAAAAAGCTAGAGAACTAACAATGAACTAGGTGATGGTACATCGCAAAGATTAGGTGAATATGAAAAATGTACTGGTTTACCATAATATCCAGTACCACATTCTTTAGTAGTGACACCTGCACATTTGGCCTGCAGTTCCGGATTTGAGGTATACATGTATGGTCCTTCTGCGCATCTACTGGATAAGTATGGGGACGCTAAAAGGTGATTTCCTCCGAGCTGTGCATAATTTCTTCCGAGCTGTGCATATGAGAAATTATTATCATATTTTTCTTTTAAAGACATGTATGATATTACAATAATCAATATAATGATAAAAAGTACGAAGATTTGATTATCCATTTTTATTTACTAAGATTTTTGCTTGGAAAATTGAATAATTTTTACTCCAAATGATAGATTAAATAAAGATGGATATTATTAATTGCATTCTCTGTCCTATTCCTGATGATAATACAATTATCAAGAAATTGAAAGTGTTTGGTATATTCACTCCAGATGACGAAAAAACAATGTATAAAGGAAATGAGTATTATATTATTAAGAAAAGCCCTCTTTGGGAGATATCAATGCTCTCTAACGAATCTTCAGAAATAAAGGAACATCTTAAAAAACAGTACTTAAAAATATGTAGTTTTGCTTATTTGTTCAAGATCGGAAAGGCTTGTATTAAAGATAAATATAATAGACTTATTCCAATCGATTTAAAATATAAAAATCAACACTCGATTCTTCAAAATAACGGTCAATATTCAGAATATTTTTTAGAAAAGATTGTAACTGAAATATATTCAAGCCTTGACCTTCTTGAAACACATGAGCATATTACACGTGACGAAAAATGGGCAATTATTCATAATTTTCAAGAAAGGCTCGATTTTGACGACTTAGTGCTTGATGAAAAAGTAGGAATATGTTGCTGGTGTAAAAATAAATGTAACCCAAAATCTCAAACATGTAGAAAATGTCCTCGTGATTGGGCTGCTGCAGGATACCCTGATCATTTTGGTGAGCAATTTATAGCATTTGATGATGATGAGGAATTGGATGCATTGGCAAGCGATATGAGCGATGCATCATTAGAAGATGATATGCCTTCACTTAAAATATATATTTATAACGGTGAAGAAACATGTTTATTGAGAGACGTAATAAAAATATTCAAAAGTCAGTTTAAGGGTTGTTCCTCAATCAAATCTGCTATAGTAAATAAGCAAATTAATCCCGTTTATCATGTTTCACTTAGTAATGATCAATGGGTTAGTAGCATCCCAGATGATAAAACTGAAGTTTTAGTTCTTACTAGTTGGATTCGAGCAAACATCATTGGTTTTTTCCAATAATTTTTTATTAAATTACATATCCCTACGGGGATATGTAATTGTTGAAAAACAGAATTAAACGGAAAGATTTAAACAACCATGAACAACTCTATTTGGGCGTATTTAGAAGTGCAAAACACACTTGAAGATATTTATGTGGATGATGAACCACCAACGTCGTTTAAAAAATTCTTGAGGAAATCAAGTGTATTTACGCCTAAATGTCAGTTTATTGTATTGGGAAAAGTAACTGACTATAGAGAAAATCATATTGAATTGAAACCTTTCCGTAATGGATACCTTTGCTTTTACTCACTTAATTTTCCGTTTGAAGCAAAAAATATTGAAGTACTTGTTGGTTTACAACAATTATTCCAATTACCTTTGAATAAAAGGTTTTTACCTCTAATAGCCAAATATCCCGGAAGTAAAAAGGATGCATACGAAGACATGTTTAAATACTTTAATCAATACATTAAAGTAAATATCAAAGGTATCGAATTCGTTATTTTGAAAAAATATGAGTTTGATTACGCACGACAGTTCTTCCGAAAATTAAATCTGAATTGGATTATACATGTATATCAAGAATGGGATAAAATTATGCAAACATCTATTTAATTAAATCTATTACCATATGGTAATAGATTTATGTACATTATTGTATACTTTTATTGTACACTTTTATTGTACACTTTTATTGTACAATATTATTATGACGATTAAAGCGGTTAATGTAAGTAACGCAATCATAAATGTTTTTGACCGTGGTTTAAAAAGATCTGCTAACTTTCCAGGGTTTGCAGGGTTTCCAGGGTCAAGTGAGCCTGAATCGGTTACTTCAATATCCAAAATATTACTTCTATTTATCTCACGCACTTTCTCAGGACCTGATTTATAGTAAATATCATCTTGTTGTTTTTTGATATTTGTAAGATATTTCTGAGATATTTGTTTCAGATTCACAGTTTCTGGACGTTTAGTTGCTCTAATAAGAATCATTGAACCAACTGGACCTCCTAATCTAGTCATCACCTGCTTGTCAAATTGTGAAACCTTATTGAAAGGATACATTGCAATCTTAAAATATCCTCCTTCATTACCCCACTTTTCTCCCCATGAATTACGGCAATGCCAATATGGTACATCTCCTACTAAATTATTGTCATATTCTATATTTTCAGCTACTCCCCAACCTACTATACTAACAGCATGTAAACCAGCTGTTTCTCTAGTCATTTGATCATCAAATCTCAGTTTCCCACCATTATAATTATTATAGTCTCCTCTATCAAAATATACACCTTTATTCAAAGCAGGATTAGTGAAATTGCCAGTAAAAAAGTTATTTAAAACAACGTAACCTCCAATTACCGGACCGAAATCTAAAATATGGGTTCTGACGGTATTTCTGAAGATAGAAATAGGTGCTGTATCATTAATGTAAAATACATCACTGTTTGGATCTAAAGTGTATAAATATTTCTTTTCTCCACTGTAGTAACAACCACATGGTTTTGGAATATTATCGTTTAATTTTGATGCTAACGTGCTTGCATCAAAATGACGAGCGGATGAAACACTTTTGCATGTTTTATCATCTCCAGAACACCAAGAATAATCAATACATGAAGTGTCTGCAACGCCTTGTTTTTCCAAAAGTGGTGCTATAGCAGCGGGATTTCCTCCAGAACACATATTATGTTCTTTTCCAACTGGTATACATGACATGAGGTATGTTGCGCTGATATTCGGAGACCAGCCTACAGCCCCGGAAACAACAAAACAGTCACTCATAGTATCCGCAAAGGAAACGGCCCAACAAGAACCACATGCATGTTGCGTGCTCACTTTATGGATTAAACTTTTTTTTACTAAATCTAACGGAGTATCAGATGATGTTGGTACAGCCCACGAGAAATTTGTAAATAGTTTTTCATGTATATGTAATTCTGATGGATGTAATTTACCTGCATGCTCATGTTCACGAGGATTATAATCGAATCTGTTTAATGGTCTTGGAACACGTATATTTGTGTGGAGCGGTAATACTCTTGAAAAACTTATATCTGTATTGAGCGGAGGTATAATTAATATATCATTTTGATCTTCACTTAATTTCACATTCGGATGTGAGATTGAATATCCTTCATGTTCATGCTCAGCAGGAGCATGAAGGGGTAAAAAATCACTAAAACGTATATCTGTATTCAAAGGAGGTATAATAATATCCTCAGAAAATTTTTCAATATTTGGATTAAATAATGATTTTTCTTGAATTAAAATTGGTGCCTGATTCTGTAGATACTCTGACAAATTGTCTTCGAAATTCTGTTCGAAATTCTCTTTAATTACTAGAGGTTTTCGGGAACTAAGATAATCTTCCATGTTTTTTATTACAATAAAAAGATTTGATTATTGTAATGCTAGTGTAATGCTATTTATACTTACTTAAATATGCCGTTACGTATATAAAACCTAAATGGAAGTTATTAAACGTAATGGCTCAAAAGAGTATATAAAGCTTGATAAAATAACACATAGAATTAGTTCCCTGTGTATGAGAAAACCTGAATTGAATCATTTAGTAGATCCAGTTAAAGTAGCTATTAAAGTGGTTGAAGGTCTCTATGATGGTGTCACAACAGTTGAATTAGATATACTTGCTTCTGAAACAGCAGCTATGATGACAACGATTCATACAGATTACGCATGGTTAGCTTCAAGGATTGCTATATCTAATTTACATAAAGAATCCAGCAGTGATTTTTCAAAAACAGTAGATTTATTATACATGTTTATTAATCCAAAAACACAAAAACATGCACCACTTGTAAGTAAAGAACTATATGAGATAGTTTCTGAAAATAAATTACTCATTAATTCATGGATTGATTATGAAAAAGATTATTCGTATGATTATTTTGGTTTTAAAACCCTTGAAAAATCATACTTACTTAAAATAAATGAATGTGTCGTTGAAAGGCCTCAACATATGATCATGAGGGTTTCTCTAGGTATTCATGGGACTGATCTAAAATCCGTTAAGAAGACGTATGAACTTATGAGTGAAAAATATTTCACTCATGCTACTCCAACCCTTTACAATTCAGGAACTATGCTTCCCCAAATGTCATCGTGTTTTCTTTTAGATATAGATGATGACAGTATAACAGGTATTTTCAAAACATTGACAGATTGTGCTATAATATCTAGGTACTCAGGAGGCATTGGTGTTTCTATTCATAAAATTAGAGCTAATGGTTCTTACATTGCTGGTTCGAATGGTATCTCAAATGGAATTACACCTATGTTACGTGTTTACAATAATGTGGCTAGATATGTTGATCAGGCAGGTCGTCGTAAAGGATCGTTTGCGATTTACGTAGAACCTTGGCATGCAGATATATATCAGTTTTTAGATATGAAAAAGAATTCTGGTTCTGAAGAACATCGTGCAAGAGATTTATTTTATGCTCTGTGGATTCCTGATCTTTTCATGAAACGTGTAAAAGAGAATGGTTCGTGGTCTTTGATGTGTCCAAACGAGTGTAAAGGTTTATATGAGGTGTATGATAAGGAATTTGAAGATTTATATACCCACTATGAAGAAAACGCTAAATATATTAAGACTGTAAAAGCCCAAGATTTATGGTTAAAAATTATTCACTCTCAGATTGAAACAGGTACTCCATACATGCTCTACAAAGATGCGTGTAATATAAAAAATAATCAACGGAATTTGGGTATCATTAAGTCCTCAAATTTGTGTGCTGAAATATGTGAATACACTGATAAAAATGAGATTGCAGTTTGTAATTTAGCTTCAATATGTCTTCCTAAATTTGTTGAGAAAGACAATTTTAATCATGACATGTTATTTAAGATTGCAAAGCATATCGTATATAATTTGAACAATGTTATAGATAGGAATTTCTATCCATTACCCGAGACGAGATTGTCTAATATGCGTCACCGACCGATAGGGTTAGGTATACAAGGATTAGCTGATGTGTTTGCTTTATTACGATTACCGTTCACATGTGAAAAAGCAAAGATTTTAAACAGGGAGATTTCAGAAACTATGTATTTTGCCGCTTTAACAGCATCTCATGAATTAGCTATCAAAGATGGTCCATATGAAACATTTAAAGGTTCTCCTTTGAGTGAAGGATTGTTTCAATTCGATCTTTGGAAGGGTGAAACTAAATTTAGTGGTAGATGGGATTGGGATAAATTACGACAAGATATTATAAAAGATGGTGTTCGCAATTCTCTTGTTATCGCATTAATGCCAACTGCATCAACAGCTCAAATAATGGGTAACAATGACGCTTTTGAACCGTTCACATCTAATCTATACACACGTAGAGTGTTATCTGGGGAATTTATAGTAATTAATAAACATCTGGTCAATGATTTAACCAGATTAGGTTTTTGGAATTCAGATATGAAAGACCAATTAATTCGTGATAATGGATCAGTTTGCAATCTTCAAATACCTAAAGAATTGAAAGATATTTATAAAACTGTATGGGAAATATCTATGAAAGATATTATAGATATGGCTGCTGATAGAGGTCGTTTTGTTGACCAATCACAGTCAATGAATCTATTTCAAGAATCACCTCAGACGAATACGATATCAAAAATACACATGTATGCTTGGAACGCGGGATTAAAAACAGGAATGTATTATTTGAGGACAAAAAGTGCGGTCAATGCAGTAAAAGTTACTATTGATCCGGATAATGTAAAGAAATGCGACGATGAGTGCTTAACATGTAGTGCTTAACATGTAGTTCTAAAAATAAATTCATTACAGTAATGTAATGAATTTCTTCTATAATATTAATTAGTAAATGAAATAATTTACTCAAAACATTCTTGAGTGTATCTTCTAAATTCTTCTAGTTGTGAAGGTGTTAAATTATCGATTAGTGATTGTTCACCTTCTTCTTTAGAGCTGGAATTTGTATTAAGCATATATAAAAAATCGCTAGGAAATGATATTTTTGATTTGAAATAGAAATAAACAATACCGGTATTTTCTATTTTCGAACGACATATATCTGAATATTCTTTGTTACTGGGAAGATTAATCGGTGTTTCATTTTTATTATAATATTCATGTAATACTTTCTCCCAATTCATACATAAATTGTATGGAACACAGTTAAAAGATATATCTTCACGTGAATGCTCATCTGTTTCTTCTTCATAATGATCATTAAACCATTTCAATCGCCAATTATATAATTTAATAGCTAAATATTCGTCAAAAACATCCTTGATATCATCAATATTATCTAATAACTGATCAGCGTAATCACGAAATTCTCCCATATATATAATTTCTGAATTCAATACGTTTTGCATTTTATTTTCATTTATCATTTACTTTTTTTAGGAAAATTCAAGTTTTAGAGCGATAAGAATATTTTTATAAGTATCTGATCTAAAGGATGGCTAAGTGTGAGTAAAACATGCCAAAGCCGAAATCTCCCGTAAGACCGAGTAAAACAACAAAACAGATTAAATCTGTAATGCCACCAGCGGTGCATGATTCGTATGACGAATCTTATCATGAGAATGATACCAATACCGAGAACCGCATCGAGAACCGCATCGAGAAACGCACAGAGACACATGCTGAGACACATACTGAGAAAACTAAAGAGAAAGTTTATCCACCACTTATTCGTGAGCTATTAAATATTTGTGTTGGTGAAGCAAATGATGTAAAAATTGCATTAAAACATCGCAATCGTCAAAAGTATAAAAATATTTTTGAAAGCTACAAAGATAATCTCTCAGATCGTGATATTTCAATCATCAAAGGAGCTCTATATTATTTGTACGATTTTAGTCGTGTAGTTTCCATTGATAAAGAAAATACTCTTTGGATGATTGGTATTTTCGAGATTCCTACTAGTCAAATTGTATCCTATACTAGTAAGAGATTCTGAAAAGTATCGCAAAAGATCATGGTCTGTCTTATTCAACCAAGAAAGCTTCAGACCTAGTAGATAGTATTCGTAATGTTATTGATCCAAGCTGTTAATATTCTATAACTATAAGGTTATAGAATGCTTTTAGAATGCTTTTAGAATATTCGTAGAATTCTACGCGTATTTATTATTGACCATATGCTTCCTCATATAACTTACAGACCCGTCTCTCACCCATATTTCCGGGAATACCTAGCGAATATTCGGGAATGTTAGTAGATATTTTTTGAGGTACTATGGTCGATTCAGGTCGTGATGTATTTATACTTATAAATTGTTTCATCTTTTCAAGATTATTTCTAGGATTTTCCTCATCTTGGAAAAACTGATTAAGAACACGTCCATTTACAAATAAAAGTAATAATGGTACATATGTAATGGGTGAATTGGATCGAAGAGCCATGTTTCTCAATTGCCAATCATTTTGAGAAACATCCATGTATGAAAAATTAACCCCTCTTATTAATTTTGACAAGCGTTCAAAAGCAGGTTTAACATCGATACAAAATGCGCAATCATTAGTGAAAAAGAATACAAACGAGTAACCTTGATCATTTAGTTTAATTAGTTCACGATTATGGATCGTAAAATCATTTGGTGTCAGAAACATTTTATAAACATGATAATATCTTTATGTTAATTTGCCAATTGTAATATAACTAAAATTATTACAAAAATTAACGTCTTCGTAAATATAAGAATTGTTTCAGATTCTGAAACAACAGACCCTAATAATTTATCTATTACTGGTAAACTAAGAACAATAAAAACTATTGCAGGTATAATGAGTTTTTTATAATCTACTGTTTTAACAACCTCTATACCTTGACCAAATATATCCCTCATTACGTTTACGTCAATATCTGAAGGAATTTCTTGTGATTGAGGTAAGTTTTTAATTTCGTCAGCCATTTTCTTGAAACAATGATAATATTAGGTCTTTTTTTTATGTTCATGTGTTGTATCAGATATATATGATTCACGATCTTTTGCCATTTGCTGAGCAAGTGTCGTAACATTTAATGAAGGTTTAGGTTTTTCAGTGTCTATTACATTGTCTCTTACATTGTCTCTTACATTATCTTTCACATTGTCTCTCACATTGTCTCTTCCATCTGTAATATTTGTTCTTCTAACAGATTGTGATTCCTCTTTTGATGTTTCAGTAGAATTCAGTACATTCATTATTTGGTCTATCCACATGTAAATATATTCTCGTTCAAATTTTTGTTTTGGTGTATTTCCATAATACTCGACCAAAAGGGTTGGAACATATTCAATCCCATTTTGTTGAATAATACTTTTGAAAGAATCGTTATCAATACACAATAAGGTCATACCAGTAACCTTTGGAAAATCTAGAGGTAATTCATTGATATAATTAAGCAATGAGCTTGATGCAGGTGAATGATTAGAGTATAAAAGAACACAGTATTTTCTGTCCATTTTTATATTCATTTATTTTGGCTTTAACCTATCTCTGAATAAATATGATTTACAATTACATCTATCCACTTCCAAATAATAGCTTTATTTTTGGATGTACATGATTCCCATAATAAATCTATGTCCCCTTCTAATACTGTTCCTTTCATGAATCTATGATCATGACATTTTATTATTTCTCTCACATAATCGTTTGATAGATGATCAAATACAATCGCATACAAATCATCTTCATCCAACATATTCTTTATTTTGTGATGATAGTAAATGAGACGTTTGTAAACAATTTTGTTTTTGTCTTCAAACAATTCCATTAATTCATCCAAAAATTCAAGTAGCTTTGTTTTGAAAATGTACATTTTCAAAACAGTGTACTGTTTATAACTTACTGTTTTTTCACAAGTTACAACATATATGGTAGAATAATATGTTGTTGATCTATTCTATAATTAAATTTCCTTCCATACATATTCTGGATATGCCTGAGCGATGTTGTAATGAAAATAAATAAATTCTCTAACATTTGAGTATTAGCTTCTTTAAAAAGTACAATGTAATAAAGACAATCTAAACATATCATGAGGAATATTTTAATCTCATTATTCCTTCGAATAGTAATGATATGTTCATTAAATCGTTTCTTCCATTGTTTAAATTTTAACATTTTTGTGAGATAGCGTACTCTGAATTGTTGTCTAATAAAATCATCACGTTCCTGAATTCCAATTATTACTTCAACAGATCGAAGTAATATTCCTTGAACATATTTTAAATATAGGCCTTTATTTACTGTAAGCGACGATTCAGAAAATGTCTCTAATTTAATACCATCAAGATTAGTTTGACATTTGATTAAAAAATGTCCTTCACATGGATTATCCAATGGGTTTCTATCTTCTATATTTTGTGATCGTTTCCATTCATAGAAATGAGGATTATGTAAAACATCTCCCTTTGGGACGATCTTACGAGTAGCCCAAGAAAACGTTGTTTTACATTTTACACAAAACATTTGATCACATCCTCCTGTTTCTTTTTCAATTAAGGTAAAGCATTTCGGACAAGCAGTGCAGTTAGTATATATGTATTTATAAGTTTCTAGTACTTCTTGGTTACATTTATGATTAATAGTTTTCTCATTAATGCATTCACTGCATATTAATATCATACATTCTTCGCATTTAAATTCTTGTATAGGAATATTACATCTAGGACAATCGTGATTAATATGCCGATATTTCTTTCTTTTATATCCCATATTCTCTAATATAAAAGATATTTGATCCTCTGTCATACCATCTTTACGCATCCATTGAGTCATAATATCCATTTCCATTATCTGTTGTTCTTCATGCATCATATTCATTGTGGCTTTCAGAAGTGATAATTCATTTTTAAATAAATAACTCAATTCTTTCGATGCAATAAGTTTGTATTTAGCAGTTGATAAACAGCATCTCATATCTGTGATTAAAATTGATTCTTCACAAAACATACATCTTATGTTTTCTATGTTTTCTAACATATATTTAAAGACACATCTAATACATGCACTATTAGCACATTTAAAACAGGAATATTTCCGTCTCAGTTTAGAGGTATATTTATAACAACATATTTGACAGTCCATTTTTGTTAGAATTATATACTATAACATAATTACGTCAATTCCTACCCCAAATCAAAAATCCTACAAGAATGCCAAGAAGTAAATATATTATTAGCATAATCCATTCTTGTAACATGTTTTTATAAATGACTACATTTTTTTAATACATTAACTGAAAGAACATAATGGTATATCATCGTCATCGGATTCTTCAATATGTTTCGGAGAAAAACAACATGTTATAGATTGTTTGTATTTTTTTTCTTCTTAAAAATAACGGAATGCTTTGGGCGTGATGATTGTTTAGGATAAATATCAGTATTTGAATAGCTTGCAGAAACCAGGAATTTAGTAAATTTCTTAAGAGCTGAAACTAATTCTTCTACTGAATATTCTGTCCTACTTGCAGCCCATAATGCAATTCTCTGTTTTTGGGCAGGAGAAAGAATATTAATAAATTTCATTACATCATTCTTCACTACAGTTTTCCAAATGTATTTTAATTGTTCTTGTTCTACGTCATCAAATATTCCGAACTGGGATTCATCGAATCCCCCGAGAATGTCAATAATGACTTTATTCATCAATATCATAATATCGTCCATCTTTTTCCTTCGATAAGATATTTTTTACAGTTATATTCAAAAGATGAATAAAATAACTTGTAAAAACAGTAGTAATAACACTAGTGAATGTATTAACACATTTAATAATCTTGAATATTTTGATACAGATTTCGAGAGAGTACCAAATTCGGGTAATAAAATATTATACACTAGTACAGATCCTCGACTAGTAAGCTCTGCTCATAATGGTCAGCGGATATTATTAGATAGTATCCCTCTTAACGGAAAGGTACAGGTTTGGGAAACTGATAAAATTAAAAGCTATGATTCAGTTTATAATTCGTACAAAGATATAAAAGGAGGTTCAAATACATACTATTATGACAAGTATTTAGCTGTTCCTTTTATACCTCAATTATTCAGTGAACGTAGCATTCAAAAACATGATTACATAGATCCAATGGACTCATTTAAACCTCATTATACTTATTGTACAACAACTGATGGAAAGCATAGTCTCACTTGGCTAAGAGACAGTACGTTTCATAGAGAAGATCTTATGAGTAAACAGATTTGGAACAGAAATCAAACAAATTATGAGGTAAACTATCTTCAAAAGTAGAAACATATAAAATATCACTTATACAAAATGGAAGTACGTGAAAATTTTTGTGGTATATGTATGGCTGTTCCTATCGCATTGGCAGGTGCTGGAGTAGCAGGTCTTACATCAAAAGCTGAATATCATAAAAGAAAAAAAATAATGATAATTACTGGATTGGTTATCCTATTTATTTGTTTGTTTATTTGGTGGTATTATAGAGACTGTGAATCATGTAAAGTTTAATCTCATAACAAATATGTTATGAGATTGTATAGTTGTAACATAGTTTTAAGATTGTTTTTAGTTCTCAAATGTAATTTCTTGTACTTCGCCATTTGCAACAAGTAATTCGAAATCTGAACCCAATGTTCTTTGAGCAAATATTTTAAATCCAGCTACTTGAAACGGATCAGCTCCACCAGGGAATACACGTGTTGGTATGACAAGAGTATTTAGAGCGGTTAAATTGGTGAATACAACTCCTTGAGGTTTAGAGAACTCCACTGTTGTAATTTCTGCATTTGTATCTCCTCTTCGAAGAGAAAAGGTTACTGTAGAATTTTCATTGTTTATAAAACGACCAGTAATTCGAAGAGTGATCAAAATCGGATAATATGTATTAGTTAATTCAGAAGCCTTATATGTTCCAGAAACATTATCATAAGTAACTAATGAATTAACATTGGTAGATGGCAAACTGCCAAATATACGCGTAAGATCCACTGGGTTTGACCTAATAACTGTAAGTTGTGGTAAAACTCCTCTATTTCTCCAAAAGAAACTAACATTGGCGCCTGGAAGACCGGTAGGACCGATAGGTCCTTCAGGTCCAATAGGTCCTTCAGGTCCATCAGGTCCAGTAAGTCCGGTTAAACCTCTTGGACCAGTTGGACCGGTTGAGCCAGTTGCGCCAGTTTGACCAGGAGGTCCCGAAGGTCCGGTAGGTCCTTGAGGACCTTCGGGACCTTCTGGTCCCATAGCTCCTATTGGACCTATGGGACCTGTAAGACCAGTGAGACCTCTGGGTCCCATAGGTCCCATAGGTCCATCATCTCCAGGAGCTCCATCAGCTCCTGGTAGTCCAGCGGCTCCATCAGCTCCTGGTAGTCCAGGAGCTCCATCAGCACCGGGAGCTCCTGGTTCTCCATCAGCTCCTGGTAGTCCATCAACTCCAGGAGGTCCAGGAGGTCCAGGAGGTCCAGGAGGTCCATCAGCACCAGCAGCTCCTGGTTCTCCATCAGCACCTGGTAATCCATCAACTCCAGGGGTTCCAGGAGGTCCAGGAGGTCCATCAGCACCAGCAGCTCCTGGTTCTCCATCAGCACCTGGTAATCCATCAACTCCAGGGGTTCCAGGAGGTCCTGGTTCTCCAGCGGCTCCTGGTTCTCCATCAGCACCTGGTAGTCCATCAACTCCAGGAGGTCCAGGAGGTCCAGGAGGTCCAGGAGGTCCTGGTTCTCCAGCGGCTCCTGGTTCTCCATCAGCACCTGGTAGTCCATCAACTCCAGGAGGTCCAGGAGGTCCAGGAGGTCCTGGTTCTCCAGCGGCTCCTGGTTCTCCATCAGCACCTGGTAGTCCATCAACTCCAGGGGTTCCAGGAGGTCCAGGAAGTCCTGGTTCTCCAGCGGCTCCTGGTTCTCCATCAGCACCTGGTAGTCCATCAACTCCGGGAGGTCCAGGAGGTCCAGGTGGACCTGGAGGACCTCCAGCAGGACCTGGGGGACCAGCAGGACCTTCTGGGCCAGGAGGACCTTGAGGACCTGCCGAAGGCCCAATAGGACCCTGTGGACCCGGAGGTCCTTGAGGACCTGGAGGTCCTCCAGAAGGACCTGTAGGACCTTGTGGACCAGCTGGACCCTGTGGACCCGGAGGTCCTCCAGCTGGGCCTTGCGGACCTGGTGGACCTGGTGGACCTGGCGGGCCTCCAGCAGGACCCGGTGGTCCTGGTGGACCTGGAGGACCTGGTGGGCCTCCAGCAGGACCAGGTGGGCCTGGGGGTCCTTCTGGACCCGGTGGACCACCTTCGGGACCTTGCGGACCAGGTGGACCTTGTGGACCCGGTGGTCCACCAGCTGGTCCAGGCGGTCCAGGAGGTCCAGGAGGTCCTGGAGGCCCCGCAGTTCCACTTACCGGTTCATATACCCATCCATTTGTATCGGAATCAAAAACAAGTGTTTCATTATCTCCCGGTTTTCCAGATGCTAATTGACTATCGCCTAGAAAATACCGACTGTCACTTTTACTTTTACTAACTTGAAACATTTTTACTTATATATTATATTTTTCAAAACATTTTTTACTGCAAAAAGTAAGTCGTTCAGATTGAAACGGGGTGGAATACGGTGCACCTGATACTTCTTTATGGCATTTATTGCATTCAATGGGACTTTTTTGACCTATTATATCTCTGAGTTTTCCAAATAAGCCAGGAGCCAATTCTTCATTTTTAGATGTTCTTTTAAGGGGCATTAATTTTAAACGTTCTTCAGATGTTTGAGATTTTGTTTGAATAGGTTCTTCAAATTGTTGAACAGGTACAGGTTCATTTGGTATAACAGGACTTTTTCTTCGAATAGCTTTCAATATTCTTCGAGCAGGTTCATTTGGTATTTGAAGAGGTTCAGGTTCATTTGGTATTTGAAGAGGTTCAGGTTCATTTGGTATTTGAAGAGGTTCAGGTTCATTTGGTATTTGAGGAGATTGTATAGGACTTTTTAATCTTCGAACAGGAATTATTTTTCTTCTTTCAGGTTGATTTGGTATTTTGATTATGTTTAATGGTTCTTCATGTATTATTTGTTTTTGAATATGATCGATAGATAAATTTTGTTGTTTTTCAATGGGACGTATAGGCTCGAATGAAGGACCATTATTATCGGATTTCCGTGCAGGGGCTTCATAACGGACACGTCCCAAACGTTTTCTTATCGCAGGATCACGATCATCTTGTGAGACACGCTTATAATATTTTCTCTCAATGGTACGTCTTAAAGTATTAATTTTATTATTGATTAATTTAACGTCTGTACCAGGATCGTTTATTTCTGGTAGGAGTACATCATCCTTAGGAAGAGTTAGAAGCTGATCTCCTGTATACATTTTCCTTCTAAATTCAGCATGATATTTTTGAGGTCTATCAATAATTGGTGATAAAAATACGTACACGTATGAAATTCTGCGTGCTAAATCGTAATTAGTTTTGAGCGTTCCGAAAGAAGCTAATATGTCATTAACATATGAGTTTAAAAACGATCCTGAATAGGTTGATTTCAAAATGATATTTTCCATAAGTAGATCTTTAGCTATCTTATAACCTACATTAGTGAGAGGTGTGTATTCGTTGTTCCAGTCTCTTTTTGAAGCTTCATACATATCTTCTGATTCTATTATTATTTCATCATGACTGGTCAGATATCCCACAAAATTAGGAATAAACACACGTTCGCCCCTACATGACATTTTATACCATTCCTTACTTACTTTCCTCCAACCGGGCATTACTTCCTGATTTATTGTGTATTTTTCATCGATATCATTGAGTACAAAACCTTTGATAGATCTGTTTGTAAAAGCAAACATCCACGGAGCTTCTGGATACTGTTGTTCACAACGAGATTTAATTTCATTAGTTTGATATTTTGGTACAGGTCTTTGTACCGGAGTATCTATAATTTTTTTATTTTCATTGATTGTTTTTGCTATTCGATAATTTGGCAATACCTCTTTGATTTTTCTTTTAGAATTAGGTTTAGCCTTTCGCCGTCTGAGTAACTCTTTCATATCCATAATCTGAACCTGTACATCAGGACGTCTCTTATAATTGATAAAAAATTGAACGATATTATTAGAAGGATCCTCATCAAAACTAGTAAAGAAATCTTGTAATAATATAGCTGGAATACCAGTCTTAAGACTGGTAAACATACTAATAATTGCTCTATCCCATTCATTTAATTCAGTATACCTATCTGGATTCTTATCAGTAATCCACCCGGTTTTCTCTACAAATGAATCAATTTCGTCTCTCATGACAGAAATATCCAAATTTTTAAAAAACCGGAATGGATTTCTTTTATTTATTATCCTATTCTCTTTTGGAGCTATTTGCGCTTTTTGCGCTTTTTTTCCACGAGGTTTTCTTTCTTTAGCTGTATTTATGAATTCAATAATGTTCACACTCCTTCCTGTCATTTTTATCTTATGGAGAAATTAAGTTCTCTTTAATTAAAAATGTTATTAATCGAATATAGAATCAAACTGCCAATAGAATTTAGTAAATATCATATAGGACATCTCTATAGTATTATAGAGATGTCAAAAGAATATACATCAAAAAATGAAGGTGTTGAAATATTAGAGAATACTTTCTGTGATGATGCTCGTTTACCAAACCAGAAAAAATCTAAAGGGATTGAAAAAATTCAACGTACTTCAAAACGTTATTATATTCCAGATTCATTAGTTTCAGAAATCGGAATGAGTGGTTGTATACTGAAGGAAATAGAATACAATGGATTTCCTAATATGAGAACAACGTTTACAGATGAAACTGGAACTGAATTTGTAATAGATACAATATGTAAAGAAATATCTGATCTCAAAAATTCTGATAATATTTTTAGATTACCACGTTACATGTTAGATAAAAGGGAAATTGTTGAAATTAATGTGGATGAATCTGAACACTCAATGATTGTATATAAATTATTAATGATCAATGATATGGAACAGAAGATTAGCTCATTCATCGTAAAAACACTTACAAATGCTTTTACCCTCAGTCATAAAAAATTAATAGAAACTTTTAATACATGGAATGTATTAACGATCGAAGATATTAGAAAAATGGAAATAGATTTGAAAGACATTTTAGATCAAAAACGTTCTTCTTTTTGAACGTTTCATGATTATCAGAAAAATGATCATGAGAGTGATTATAAAAAGCGGAAGCCAATTATTTTTAGGATAAATACTCTCATTTTTGAACAATACACGTACTTCTTCAGGAGATGCTTCATAAAATGAATCTGGCTGAGATTTTTCTGCAGTAATAACAGCCGTTGGTTTTACCAGTGTTGGTTCATTTGTACATTTAATCATAATAATACCTCCAAGATTTTTAGTATTACCGATCGAAAATTGTACATCTGTTTGACCCCCGTTAAGATTATGTGGATGCATAGCTAATTTAAAATATCCTTCATTTCCTACGTCACGTCCATAGGAGTTTCGACAATGCCAATATGGTACATCTTCAATAGCTGAAGATGTTTCAATATTCTTTGCTATACCCCAACCCATGATTGAAAAAGAATGAAATCCTTTTATATCAGACGTTAAATAAGGAGTCCTCCAAGAGATTGAAGTCATCCTTGAATTGTAATTTGCATTTTCAAAATAAACGCCTTGATTTATTGTATTACCGTACAATAAGAATGGTGTAAAATTAGGGTATACGGCTATTGATCCAATAACAGGTCCAAATTCAAGAATATGATTTTTAACAGTATTTCTATATTCACTGGTCCAAAATGATGCTTTGTTCATTACCCGCCCTTTATCACATTTATACAAATATTTAAGATTCTTATCAGATATACATCCACACTTATTAGGAACTATATCATTCAGTAATTGTTGATATTCTTCATTAAATTCATCTTTACCATTTCTATTATTGCATATTGGATTCTTGGAACACCAAGAATAATCAATACATGTTTGATCTTGAACACCTCGACGATTAATATGTGTAATAAAACGCAATATTTTACCACCACTACACCTGTTTCTGAGACCGTGACATGCCATAATTGAAGTAGCTGAAATATTAGGTGCCCAAGATACAGCACCAGAAACTACATGACAATCAGATATAACCTGAGCTAATGTAATTGCATAACACGAACCACATAGATATTGATTCCTCACTCCATCAATTAATTTTTTTTTTTGAAGAATTTCAGGAGAATCGTTTTCAGTTGAGATTGCCCACGAGAAATGTTCGGGAAGTTGTTTTGTGCTTGTAAACATCGGTAAAGATATTTCATCAGTAGGCGTATTTTGTATGTCTGAATTATATGGAGGCATGAAAACAATTGTGTTTTCATTATTACTAGAAAAACTTGGATTTTTCTCATAGATTTCCACCGATTGATTTGTTCGAAGAAAGTCGTATTCGCTCATTTATATATAATAATCAGACTAAAATGAAAAAATATTTTATATATCATATAAAAATGGTAGCTAGATCAAAATCCCGTAAACGAAGTACTAAACGATCATCTTGTTCTCCTAGACGAACTAAAAGACGTTCAGCGACTAAACGACGTTCAGCGACTAAACGACGATCGGCTACTAGGAGACGATCACCACGTAAGCCAGTTAGTTTGAATGAAGCAAATTGTCTTCAATTTCTCATAGATCCTAGAAGAAATCCGGCAACTAGTCGAAAGATTAAGCGTACAAGCCCTATTTATAAAAGACTTAGGAAATATTGCGGTCCTGGTAAAATCGGATCTTTCCCTCTGTATTCTCAAGCATCTTATTGTAGATCACCACGTAGACGTGTGTCAAGAATGCTAGATGATGATTGTCTCGAATTCAGGGCTAAATATGATCCGATTGCTAAAACAACATATAATCCACTCACTGGGAGAATGATTAAATCTTCCGGTCGTGTATACAAGCAAATTTTAAGACATTGTGCTGGAAGGTAAGAACAAAAACATACTATGAAAAACGTTACATAATTATCAGTTTTGATAATTATGATCTCTCAAATGTTAAAAGGTTGGGGTAAATTTCCATCCTAATTTGTCAAATAAGTTTTTACATATAGTATCATGAAATAATTTTCTATCAACCGTTTTAAGTATAGTAAAATTCTCAATCTTACACGGATGTGAATGTCTTCTCAACAACTGAAATAACAAATACTGGACATTCATAAAATTCTTTCTATCTAATTCTTCTGCTTTATCTTTCCCGTGTATTTCATCATATAAAGCAACCAATTCTTTAAAATCATCTATCAGACGTGATTCGAGATGGCTTATATCGTCTACTTGTTTATTTGTTAATGTAAAATATATGAGATTTACATTTTCATAATGTTTAGTATGCTTCAATTCTTTAAGAAACATCATGATATGATTCCGTGTTATTTTAGAATACTTTATATTACTGATATTGTAATCGGGAATAAGCCTGTACGCTATAAATTTTGCATCTAAATCCTGATACAATTTCTCTGGGATTTTACAATTCTGCTTACCTTGATATTGCTTAATACAATCCTGAAAGTGAAGGATTCTATTGTATATAAATTTACCAACAATATTTACACGTGTATAATCCTTATGCGTCACACCTGTTTCGATTGCATATTGTTGAGTAGAACACTTGAGGCATGTTTTTCTATTAAAATCATCCATCTCAAATTTTTCTTCATCCGTATTTTCACATGATGGACAATACGATTCTAAATTAACATTGTCAACCTTTTCAGGATTTGCAGGTACCTCAATATCAGACCAATCTTTTAATTTTACTAATTGTCTAACTATTTCTAAAAAACTTATGATCAATTCATTTTTCCTCCTTAGGATGGGTAAATTATCCTCTTTAATATGAGATATTGGATTTTTCAAAATGGATGAATATTCTTTTATCAATTCATGAGTCCGCGTGAAGAATAACGCTCTAGATGATTTTTTTTCACGTTTCAAGATTTCCTTCATTTCACGTAATTCTGAATACACGCTTGGATCTAAATGATGTGATGTATCTAACAATAATCTATCAATCAATTGTATCTTCTCTTCACATATAATTTCTTCTTTTTCCAATCGCTTCAAGATTGCTGAATTCAGAGATAAAATATTTATTGACATTCTTTTCATTATTGTAGACGGTGTTTATCTCAATACCCTATCTTAATTAGGATAGGGTATGACTTAAAAGAATGCATTTTTGCTTCGAATTTTTTATCATGTTTTGTTTAGTAGAATAGATTCCAAACGTGGAACTATAAATTCTTCTAATTCAGCATCTTCGTAAGATTTTCTATCTGTAAATTCAAATGCCTTAATATGAATACAATTATGAGGTTGGGATGAATGAACCTCATCATGATCATCTATTATATACGTTCTATCCATATTATAATCAAGTAATTTAAATTCGTCTTTTAAAATGTCAAGGGCTTTTTGAGTACCTCTTAATTGTTTTGATTTTTTACAATGGTACGAAAAGAGAACATAATCTAATTGTCGCTCAGGATGCCCTTTGAGGATGAATTCATCTATAATAAATAAAGCATATGATTTAGAAGCTGCAGTCCAGATACTAACGTTAAAATTTTGGAAAAGAAAATCTAGAAAGTTTTGAAGACCTGGACGTTCAAAAACTTTATAATAACCTTCCATGTTTTCCCATCTAAATTTTTTCATTCTAGGTTTAAGAATAGATGTTTCTTCATGCTTAGCTATCGAAGAAATTAAAGTATTATCTAAATCAAGAAGAATATTTATGCGATTTGGTATTTTCATACTTTTTTTTAAAGATTACATTTATTTAATGCGATACGAATGATCAATATTACTTGATTTATAAGACCTGATATATATTGTACAAAATAAAATACGTATGTCAAAATGGCAGAACCGCTGACAATTGATGAATGTGCATCTTATACACATGATCCATTAATTAATTCCATACTAACTAGTGATCAATTTGCTGCTTCGAGAAAACGAGAAAATTTAAATAGAAAAGATGAACCTTCTTTTGAAAATAATCTCTTTAAAAATTATTCTCCAATTATCTGGCACAAAAATGAAAATCTTGATTCACGCTCTGTATTAAACACATTCAATTATTTATTTCATAAATTCAAAAGAGGACTTTTCATCCGTATCTCTAACAATCGATTGGAAGAATTTAAACCTTTCATAAATATAAATTTCAGAAATGAATTTTCTGATGTATTTCAAATAAATCCAAAATTTAATAATCCCGCTGGCTATTTGAAACATTTGTCTGAAGTCTTTGGTTTATTCATGGTACAAAAACATCCGGTAGAGAAATGGGAAGATAATTATTTTGATTCAGTAAATGAGAGCGACAACAATATGATATTGTTAAACATGTTTCAAAATTTATGTAAAGAACGTAACGTTCCAGATATAGAATTTTTCATTAATGATAATCGTCCATTAATGAAAGTGGACGATACAGAGCCATATAATCATATATGGAATAGTAATCACCAACCTCTTAAATCACATCTTTATAAAAAATACGCACCGATTCTTTCTGGATCAGGATCTGATATGTATGCTGATATTGCGATCCCAACATATGAAGATTGGGGAAGAATACAATATGGAAAAACTAGTGGTGTTTTTCCATTAATGTGTCGTGAATATCCAGATATTGAATTGACACCGTGGTCTAAAAAGCACAACAGAGTTGTATTTAGGGGATCATTTAAAGGTTCAGGTGTTACACCTGACACTAATCAACGTTTCAAAGCATTTGTAATAGGTAGTGAAGAAAGAGATATTTTGGACATAGGCATCACAGATTGGAATATAATACCAAGAAAAATTGAGAATTTTAAATTCATGAAAACAATTAATGTAAATGGAAAGCTTCCTCATCCAAAGGATAAGATTACACTGCAAGAACAAAGTATATATTACAAATATATACTTACATTAGAAGGAGATTTCGCTGCTTTCCGATTGTCATATGAGTTATCTTCAGGTTCAGTGATATTATTAGCTGCATCACAATGGCATTTATGGTTTTATCATATGCTAAAACCATATTATCATTACGTTCCGATCAAAGAAGATCTAAGCGATTTAATGTCCCAGATTGAATGGTGTAATAGTAATGATAAACAATGTTCAGAAATTGCCAAAAATGCACGAATATTCTATGATAAATATTTAGGCAGGAAAGGAGTGTTAGATTTCCTTCAAAAGACATTGTGGGATTTATCAGCTAAAACAACTCAATATGAATATTTACCGGATCTTATAAAATGGAGCATAGAGGATGAGAAGAAACAGTTATTGGAAGAAATAAAATTTAAAAATATTATATATAACTTTCCTATATCTGCCTCTGTTCGAAGTATAGGTTTATTGGATTCCATACAAAACGTCATGAGGTCAAAAAGTTTAACAGACCTTACATGGAACAGTTTAATTACTAAAAATAAGGGTGGAAGAATAGATCTCTTTACAGTTAATGGTGTTAAAATAATAGGGAAAAAAGTAAATAATCCTCATAAAGAATTGGAACACATCCATGAAAATTACATAGGATTAAAAGCAGTAAACAAACTGGTATCTCGTGTACCGAATTTTGCATACATTTTTGGTCCGATTAAAGATTCTACAGATATGGTTTTTTCAGAATTTATTGAAGGAACGAGCTTACTTGACTGGCTTATAAACAGTTATAATTTCAAAGATTTTTTATCAATATTGATTCAAATTAATTTAGCGATAACAGTTGCTCAAAATTACATTGGCTTTATTCATTATGATTTATATCCTTGGAATGTGATGATTACATCATTAACAGGTAATTTCACATATTCATTGAACCAGAAAAGTATAGTTTCCATTAAAACCAATATAGTACCTGTCATAATCGATTATGGTAAATCTAGAGCAATTGTCCACGAACCAAAATATGGAAACGTTGATCATGGATTTGCCAATTTGTTTCAACAAAATTCAATAGTAGATACTTTAACGATTCTTTATTCATGTTTAGATGTATTGAGGAATAGTAAGAATTTAGGACCTAATGAAATGAAATTACTCGATTTTCCAAAACGTATTGGTCTTAAAAATTACAAGGACGTTCAGTATTGGAGTAAATTCGGTATGCTATATAAATTTAAACCTAAAACTGTAACAGGAAAACACATAATTCCTAAAAATTTTATTGATTTTCTTATAGATACGTTCAAAGATTCAGCGCCAGTATTACGAAAGGCATCGCAAATAGAATATCCTATGGAAAACGGCGTTAATCCAGTTATAGCAGAAGCTTACATGAGATATGGTGATATAAACAAAGCATTGTATGAAATGATAAAACATGTTGATAGATCACGTCCTGTTATGTGCGATGATGATTTTTACAATATTTTCGTAGAAAATATTCTGAAACGTCGTCTTAGTTCTATTGATAGTTTAATGGGCGAACAAGGATCGGAAGATAACAAAGAAAAATGGGTAGAAGTAAGGAAACTTCTATTCATTAAAATACAAGATCCTAGACCACTTAGTTTCGATTATCCCAGTCCAACTGATGTTCCCTTAGATTCGGAAGTGACGCCAGATTATATAAGAATGTATGAAGCAGAGAAGAATGAAGAAGATTGGATGATGACATGGTTATTATGTTTAGAAGCGTTCTTTTTCGGAACAGTGACTGATGATGGAGCTTTAGGAGATTTTATTAAATTAAATGGTTTTCTATATCATAATGCAATTGCAAGCAACAACACATTACTCAAAATAAAAGATTTATTACTGATAAATAAAGAATGAAAATGGATCTAAGTAGATGAAAAAACTTACAAAATGACCCTTTCAGGACTTATTGAATTGTTTACTTCAGCTATTAAAAACGTTAACATCACAATTAATGTTAACGAATTAGGAAATAATCTTGCAACACAAACAGAGGATATTCCTAAAGGTGATAATGCTAGTTGTTCGAATGTGAAAGATGATACTCTCAATAAACCTAGTTGTTCGAATGTGAAAGATGATACTCTCAATAAACCTAGTTGTTCGAATGTGAAAGATGATACTCTCAATAAACCTAGTT